AGGACTCTGCTAAATTTACTCGCGGTATTAAAAAGATCGTAGAAACTCGCAAAGCTAACAAAAAGCTATTGGAATCTAAAGACAATGAATGATGTATTACTAGAAGGCGGCAACGTATTCAAAGACGCAGACAAGCAGCCCTTAACTCGTAGAATACAGCGTGATGAAATCACAGGAACTATCGGGTTCTTAGAAAAGAGCACAGGAGTTGATTTCAGCCTAGACAAAGATGAAGCGGGCGTGCCTATCAAATGGCTAGGTACTACTGGCCGTAAAGCAGACAGTGGTGATTTAGATCTATCAGTTGATGCTCGTGAGCTAGACAAAAAAGCGTTCGCACAGAAACTGATTTCAATATTTGGCAAAGAGTCAGTTAAGTTGAGTGGTGACAATGTACATTTAAAAACTCCTATCAATGGAGACCCTGCTAACGGATTTGCACAGACAGACTTCATGTTTAGCACTAATCCTAAGTTCCAACAAGGTTCAATGACAGGCAGCGGACCTGACAGTCCCTATCGTGGTGAACATCGTCATATCTTGTTAAGCTCAATTGCTCGTGCTAGAGGCATGAAGTATTCACCTAAAAGTGGACTGGTTGATCCGGAAACCAATGAACCATTACCTAATGGTGATGATTGGAACTCAATCGCTAAACAGTTGTTGGGCCAAACTGCCACAGTCAAAGACATTCGCTCAGTTGAAGCTATCATCAACTACATCAAAAAGCTGCCCAACTATGAAGAACTAATTTCAGCTGCTCAAGAAACACTGGGTCGTTCAGGAATAGAATTACCTAAGAAAGAAGCAGTAGAGAGTTATCAACCAGGCACCATTGGCTGGATGCGACAAATGATCGAGATCGTGAAGTGAGAGCATTTGAATTTTTAAATGAGAAGTGGAGCAAGAAATACAAGAGCTCTATCAACTGCGCTAATCCCAAAGGGTTTAGTCAAAAGGCTCACTGTGCTGGCCGTAAGAAAAACGAAAGCGTTAGTGAAGCAGAAACACCAACCCCTAAGAAAGTAGGTCGCGAGTTCAATCATCTAGAAGATCTAGTGTTCACAGAACCCAACGGCGCTGTCAAAGCAATAGAAATATTAAAAAGCCTTGCTAAACCAGAAACCAGTATCACTATCAAGTGGGACGGCAATCCCACTGTGTATTGGGGCAGAGACGAAGATGGTACATTCCGCATGGTAGGCAAGAACAACTGGGGACGTGAAGAAGGCAAGAGTAACTCTCCAGAAGATCTCAAACAGTTTATCATGAGTCGTGGCAAAGGCGAAGATTGGCGTGATAAGTTTGCCTCAGATATGGCAGCATTGTGGCCCGTGTTTGAGAAGGCAACTCCCAAAGATTTCCGCGGATATGTGTATGGAGACATACTGTTCCATCCAGGCAAACCTTATCAAGGGGCTGATGGTAGAATCTCATTCACTCCCAATCAAACCACTTATGCAGTGTTGGGCAACAGCGACGTAGGACGCAGTTTGGTCAAGGCCAAGATAGCTGTGGCTGCTCACAAACAGTTTGGATACTTTGGTGACAAGACTGGGGAAGATTTTGACAATCCAGAAATATTTGCCAGCAATCCAGAATTGAAAGTATTTGGGCTAACCACAGTCAGCACTCGTTCTGCTGTGGGTGCCGATAATCTTGGTAGAATACAAGCACTGGCTAAAAATCAACAGGCCATTAATAACTTGTTGGCACCTGTTGCAGGCATGGGCTACTTACAAAGTGAAATCTATACTTTTGTTAATACACAAAGCAAGGCCAAACAATTAGATAACATCAACACTGATGCCTTTATGCAATTCGTAGGTAAGACTCCTGCCAAAGCTGCTAAGATAGCTGCACACAGCGAAAAGCATCCAGGAGTAATGGACTCTATGTTTGCACTGGTCAAAGAAATCATGGCAGCCAAAGATGAAGTAATTCGCGAACTAGATAGTGCTGAGGGCGACATCACAGCAACCACAGGCGGCAAACCTGGCGGTGAAGGTTATGTAGCAGGTGGTTCAAAACTAGTACCGCGTGATCGTTGGACTCCATTTAGAGCAGATTAACGGCTCAAAACCACGGTTTTTTCCAAAAGATATAAATACTTACATAAGAATCAAGGTGGTTCTTAATATAGCCGGTCCCTGAGCGGGACTTATTGATTAGGAGAACATATCATGGCAGACATTTATTCAGTAGCACAAACAGTCGACAACACAGGTACAACAGTAGCAACAGCAGGGTCGAATTCACGTAAAACAGCAGAAAGAACACAATTTGGTACACGTGAATTATCAACTATTAAAGTAGTAGTTGGCGGTACAGCAGCTGACGTTCGTTATCAAGACGGTGCAAGTTCAGGATTGGCTTACACATTGCCAAACAGCTTGTATTCAGCCGCAATTCGTGCATTACAAGGGTTTGGTGAAGTTTATGCAGTATACGCACCAGTAGCAACAGGTTTTATTGCTATTGTAGCAACTGATACTCTAAACAGTTCAGCAAGTGGCAACGGTACTAATCCAATTGCAACAGATTTCACTTTAGCAGAAGCTGCTATGGCTGCTGCCGTTGACGCTGCTAAAGCAAGTGCTACCAAAGACTCAACAGTTACTATTACATTACCAACAATTGCAATTGGTACAACATTGTAATTTGTTTTAATTCTCAGGGATGGGAAGACGAAGGGCGGAATTTATTTCCGCTCTTTTTTTATCTGCGTAAATAACTGCATGGCACGATATCAAATAATCACTCTGGTAGACATCACTAGGACTAATCCTGACAGATCCGAAACAGACAAAACAAAATTAGGTCAACAGGCCAATTTCAACAGTCTGCTGCAGGCCATAGGACTTAGGGCCAACATCACATGGGAACAGGATCCCGAAATGAAAGATGGTAGATTACCGCATCCAAGAACAGGCAAAGCCAATCATTGGACATGGGAATTTGACACAGAACGAGAGTTATTATTTTATAAAGATGATAATAACCCTACGGGCCTGCTAGTGGACGATCTGCACGGCGTTCCTATCGTAGATCAACTAAATAATAGTATAGACATACATCCGTCAATCTTCGCAACCAAGGGTGAAAACACAAATACCTGGATATACGAATTACGCGAAGTTGGATAAATACATATTACAAAGGCAAACAAAAACTAGGCATTTCATCATTAGGCACATGGCTCGGAGCGAGCACTTGACTTAACCAAGGAGATGGCTGAATGCCTACAGTAGCAGAACGTATTAGTGTGGTTGAAGTACAGGTCATTAACCTGGACGAAAAATTAGATGAAATCAAAGTAGACGTGAAAGAAATGCACGACTGCTTAGATCGCACAGGCACAGATCTCAAAGCCACTCTCAAAGAAATGCATAACGAATCATGCAGACAGCACAACGAATTAGCTGGTAAGATTGGCGAATTAGAAAAATTCAAAACCAAATGGACATATATGATAGCAGGTGCTATCGCTGTAGTTGGCTTTGCATCAGGACATGTTTCAGCACTAACCAAGTTATTCGGTTAACCAAATATACATACTTAAATAAGGACCATAGGTCCTTTTTTTATGGCTTCATTATCTCAACGTTTAGAGCAGACACTACAGTCTGCAATTAAAAACAATCCAATACTGCCTGTAAAAGTAGCAGACGGTATTCTTGTTGGCGATATAAAGATAGTAAGTGATGGGACTATAAAGCATTTAATCCGTGGCAGCGAAACTGTGTATTCAAACATCTATCTAAATGCTGTGGCTATTTGTTTGGCCAATATTCTAGCTAGAAGGAAGATTGATATACGAGCTGATGCTGTTTATCGCGCAGATCAAGAATACGGAAAATGGTATCAGGACAGCCAAATGCTTAGAGCACGATATCAACAGGCAGTAAACAGCCAGGATCACGATCGTGCAGATATCATGTGGGCTAGATACTGTGAAAGCAGAGATCGTGCAATCTTAGCTAAAAACCATGCACAAAGTTTAGCAACAATCTGAATAAATATACGATACATTCTGGACCCCTTAAAACTATGAGAACAACAGACCTTTTTAAAAGCAACAGAGCAGCAGATAAGATCACTGAATCTATAGAAAAAGTATTCGGGAAAAAATTAAATCTCGAATCATTTGATCTAGAACAGTTAGAAGATGCTCGCAACAAATTACGCACACAAATCCACACAGTGCGCAGCGAATCTGGATTTAACGAAAATCTAGAAAACGATGCATTTACACAAGCACAGTGGATGCTGGATGCTATCAACAGCGAAATTGCAGAGCGTCAAGAATTTGTTGCTGATCCAGGGGTTGCAGCACTTGATGAAGCTCCTGCTGATGTATACGAAATGGAGTACATGTTCACAGGGGATGACGGAGAAACAGGTGACGGAACTATTACCTATGAAGTAGTCGACGGTGAGGTAGATCCAACATCACTTAAAGGCTACTGTGAAGGTGACGGCAACAATAAACTAAACGACGATTGGTGCACAGAAATGGTCCAGCCAGGTGGCTACGAGCACGAAGAAGCGTTAGCATACGCACAAGAAGATTACGCAGAACAATCAGGTAATCAAGATAGCGAAGGTGGAGAAACCGATGACGACTATGCTATGACATCAGCGGGTTTTGGCTCAGATGAAGACTACGGAACTTTTCCAGAAAGCGCACCGCCAACAGCCAAAGGCGAACGTATGGTCAAGCATGTCAAAAAAGGATATGCTAAAGATGGCAAACTAACAGATAAAGAAAAAGGTATTGCTTATGCTACAGCATGGAAGCAACACAACAAAGATAAAAACGAATCAGTCGATAATCCAGGAGAAGATATGACTAAATTACAAGAAGGTGAAGTACAGCAGGCCACTGCTGTGGTCACAGCAAAAACAATGGTTGACAGAGTTGGCCGTTGGATTGAAGAACTAAGTGGTATGGAAAATGATCAACTAATCCAATTAGGCGATTCAATCCGTGACGAAATGGGCCAAGAACAAGCCAAAGCATTTATTAGCACAGTGGCTCCGGCTGTACAACAAGCTCTAGAAAATTTAAAAACCACACGCGAAACATTAGCCACAGGTGTGCGCATGCTCACAGGTGAAGAACAAGGTGCTGAATTGCTAGGTGCTGAACCAGACGCAGGTGGCATTGATGACCTTGCTGGACCAGCAGAACCAGATGCATTAAATGCAGAACCAGAAGCAGGTGCAGATGAATTTGCAGCAGCAGAACCAGCAGTTGGTGGCGCAGAAACAGCAGGTCGTGAAAAACGTGAAAGCATTGACTATCAAAACAGTCTATTAAAAGTATTGGCAGGCTAATGCGACTATCTGATCTAAAAGAATCCGATGCACAACTAGATGAACTGCTGCCTGCTCTAGGAGCAGTTGCTGGCGGCATTGGTAAAGCAGTTGGCGCAGTTGGTAATGTTGCTGGTAAAATTGGTAGCGCAGCCAAAGGAGTTGCTGGCGCAGTTGGGCAAGCAGCTGGCGCTTTTAAACAAGGTATGCAACAAGGCATGGGGCAGCCACCTGGAGGATTAGATCCAGCACAGGCAGCAATGGCGGCTCAGCAACAACAAGAACAAAAGAAGCAGGTACAAGATCAAATCAAGCAGACTGAACAACAGTTAACTGATTTAAGAAAACAATTGGCTGATCTAGGATGAGATTTTTTGAATTCCAAGGTGATGATACCGGAGACAAATTGGTTATAGTTCTCAGGAACTATATTGGACGTGCGGCTTCAAAAAAAGCGCCAGCCAAATTAAATTGGAATGGTCTACAACAGGTACTAAAAACCAACGGATTTGAAATGGCAGCAGACTACGAAACATTCAAAGCCATATATGACGGCAGTCCTGCGGTGCAGACCATGGTTAAGAATTTCAACGATCAGGGTATAGAACTTAATGTTCCTGGTGCCCCAGACGAAGAACCCAGTGGTGACGGTACACAAACTCCAGCAGATAGTCAAGCTGCTGTGGATAAAATGGCAGCTTCTGCTGCTCCTCAACAGTTGGCTCAACAGACAGCAACTCCTAAGATTTGACTTTCAAAACGATTTAGTGTATAATATACACTATGACTGAAAATATAATTAATCCACCACCGTTCATTGAACGGATCCAATATAAGAACTGTGAACAGATCAATGATCCTGTTACACGCAAACGTGTATATCTTACACCCGATGGCGAAAGTTTACCATCTGTAACTACTATACTTTCTGCAACCAAAGACATGACACATTTAAACGAATGGCGTGATAGAATTGGACATGACAAAGCAGCACAGATAACCAAAGAAGCCAGCGGTGTAGGTACTGCCATGCACGGTAATTTGGAAAGATTCGTAGCAGGCATGCAACGTCAACCCGGAAACAATCCTGTTCACATACAGGCAAATTCAATGGCAGATGTTATTATTGCACAAGGACTAAGCAAAGTATCTGAAGTATGGGCTATGGAACAGAGTTTATACTTTCCAGGATTATTTTCGGGCACCACCGACTTAGTTGGGGTACACGATGATGAACCAGCGGTAATGGATTACAAGCAAACCAACAAGCCTAAAAAAGCCGAATGGGTAGAAGATTACTATCTACAGCTTATGGCCTATATATTAGCACATAATGAAGTCTATGGCACTGATATCCGTAAAGGTGTTATCTTTATGTGTAGCCGTGCTTTTGAATATCAGCAGTTCACACTAGAACCCAAGGACTTTAACAAGTGGCAGGATGCTTGGCTCAACAAGGTAGAAGAATACTACGCCCTGAGTAGATAAATACTCTATCAAGCATAGAGGATACTAAAGTGGCCGTCGTCCAAATCTCAAAAATACAAGTCCGTAGAGGGCAGAAGAATTCAAATAGTGGAGTACCACAACTAAGTTCGGCAGAATTTGCTTGGGCAGTTGACTCACAAGAATTATTCATCGGTAACGGTGCAGTTGCAGAAGGTGCACCATACGTAGGCAATACCAAAATACTCACAGAGCATGATGACCTACTAGCTCTAGCATCCAGCTACCAATTTGCTTCAGATGACACTTCTATATCGCTAAGTGTGCCAAGAACCCTGCAAGGCAAGTTAGATGAGTATGTGTCGATTACAGATTTTGGTGCTGTGGGTGATGGATCCACAGACTGTGTATCTGCCTTTACCACAGCGTTCAACGAATTATTTAAAAATGTCAATGAAAATTATAGAAAGGTACTGATAGTACCTAATGGTGAATATCTGCTCACTAGCGGATTAGCTATTCCTAGCGGAGTGATACTTAAAGGAGAAACACAGGACGGTGCTGTGTTAAATATCGGCGCTAATTCTATACGTTTTGTAACCAGCACCGGACTAGAGAGCGCCGGGTTCGACAGCACCAATAGACCACAGAATATAGAAATTTCAAATCTCACAATCAAAAGAGTAACAGGACAACTGGTATTAACTGGAGTGGCTAACAGTACCTTTGACACTGTAAAGTTTTTGGGAGAATACAATCTTGGCAACACAGTAAGTTCATACACTACAGAACCTGCAGCAGTTTTTTGGAACAATGACCTAGCAGGTATCAAAGTTGATAATATCAATTTTAACAGTTGCAGATTTGAAGCCAACAGCATCAGCGTTAAGTGCCTACAGACAGTGCGTTTTGATACTGTGGTAAAATTCAATAGCTGCAAATTCTTTGAAAATGACACAGGAATTTATATCTCCGGAGTACCACAAGATACTATCACTAAAGTTTACCAAGGTAATTTTTGGCAAATAAAAGATTGTGATTTTGAAGAAATCGCCAAACAGGCATTCAAATCAACTAATGGCTTTGGTACTCAAATCACGGAATCTAAATTTAGGATCTGCGGCAATAACACCGGCCTTGCAGCCAGCCCACTAGAATCAATTGTTTACTTCGGTGAGAAGACTAACAATATTGTGATCGATTGTACCAGTGATAGATTTCAAGCTGCCGGACTAACAACATCAGCTAGTACTGCCAGTGTAATTGAAGTTTACAATGGTGACAAAGTAAGTTTCATAGATAGAAATTACGCTGCTATACAGAAATCTGATAGTTTTGTACCGCTGGCTGTGTTTTCAGCATTTAACAAATATATCACAGTAGATTATCTATTGACCTTAGGTGAATTCAGTCGTTCAGGAAAACTGCATCTCACAGTAGGTGATGGCCTTTCACAGGTAGCAATCACAGATAATTTTCAATATTCAACACCATTAACAACATCTTTCGGGGGAACACTTATGACAAATTTTGAATTCGCTGCTGAGCTCAGAGACAATGACGACACCACGGGTGATTCAACCCTGAGTATCGACACTGTGGTATTGTCGTATAAGAATCCTCTATTAGCTAGTGGATCAGCCGGAGCCGGTGGGGCAATATCTTTTGATATTACCTACGGTGTTTAACAGATACGGCACAGATAGATTAACACAGTGGAAAGAGTTTAGAAATAGTTTAGAAGTTAGCAATACTCCGTTCAACGACGTTGCTAAATTTTGGAGTCAGGCTCCATTTGTTAGTCCATATCTAAATCCCCAAAACCCAACAGAATGGCCCGATCCATGGCATTTAGTTTTAGATTCTCGCCTAGATGATCTTGCAATTGCTCTTGGAATGCTGTATACTATTAAATTAACACGTCGGTTTATGGATTCAAAATGTGAGATACATACGTCTATGTCAGCTAAAGAAAAGAAATACATTTTAGTAGTAGACAGTCATTATGTATTAAATTTGCAGTACGGTGATGTAGTTGATTTTGATAATATTTCCAAAGATGAAACCAGCCTGATATGGGCAAAACACTGAATGTGATAAATATCAGACTAAGAAAAATAATATAGAGTATTGAGGCATAGATGACAATTACAGTAATTAAAAGAAGCGGAGTGAAAGAGCCACTGATGATCGAAAAGTGGCAGGCACAGGTAGCGAAAGTATGCCAAGGTACAGCTGATGTCAGTCAGTCAATGATCGAAATCAAAGCACAGTTAAGTTTTTATGATGGCATCACCACAGAAGAGATAGATGAAATCACTCTACGTGCTATTGTAGATTTAATTGATGTCGAACACAATCCAGATATAGGGCACACTAATTATCAATACGTGGCAGGCAAACAACGTCTAAGCATGCTACGCAAGGATGTATATGGAAGTTATACTCCTCCCCATCTGTATGAAATCGTAAAGAAAAATGTTGATACCGGTTTATATTCTGCAGAACTATTAGAATGGTACACCGAAGACGATTGGAACAGAATGAATGACATGCTGGACCATGACAAGGATGAACAGTATTCTTATGCAGCCATAGAACAGTTGATTGAAAAGTATCTTGTTAAGAATCGCGCTACTAAAGAAATTTACGAAACACCTCAGATAAGATACATGGTGGCTGCGGCCACAGTGTTCCACAAAGAAGAACCAAATAGTACTCGTATGAGATATATCAAAGAGTATTACAACTGTGCTTCGGATGGTTTGTTCACGCTGGCTACCCCTGTACTGGCTGGACTAGGTACTCCGACCAAGCAGTTTAGTTCGTGTGTTCTTATTCGTGCTGATGATGATTTGGATAGCATATTTGCATCCGGAGAAATGATGGCCAAGTATGCCAGCAAACGTGCTGGCATTGGTCTAGAGATAGGTCGTTTGCGCCCATTAGGGAGTCCTATACGAGGCGGGGAAATCATGCACACTGGCATGATCCCCTTCCTTAAGAAATGGTTTGGTGATTTACGAAGTTGTTCACAAGGTGGCATTCGTAATGCTTCCGCAACTGTATTCTATCCTATTTGGCATTTACAGTTCGATGACCTTATTGTTCTCAAGAACAATCAAGGCACAGAAGAAACAAGAGTTAGACACATGGACTACGGTGTGGTCTTATCTGCCTTCTTCTGGAGAAGATTTAAAAACAAAGAAGATATTACATTCTTTGATCCTAACGAAGTCCCTGATCTGTACGAAGCATTCTACAGAAACACAGCTCAGTTTGAAGAGCTGTATGTAAAATACGAAAAGCGTAAAGACCTACGTAAGAAAACTATGAGTGCTGAGGAAGTATTCAAATCAGGTATTCTAAAAGAACGCACAGACACGGGTCGCATCTATTTGGTGTTTATTGATAATGTTATGAATCAAGGACCATTTGATCCTGAATATCATACAATCTATCAAAGTAACTTGTGCTGTGAGATCCTACTACCAACCCGTCCATTTAAGAGATTAGACGACGAGGCTGGACGCATAGCGTTATGTACCCTGGGATCTATCAACTGGGGATCGTTCCGTAACCCAGAAGACATGCGCCGTGCATGTCGCATATTACAACGTAGTCTATGCAATATTCTAGACTATCAAGACTTCTTGAGCATACAGAGCAAACTCAGCAACGATGAAATCCAACCACTAGGTATTGGTGTTACTAATCTTGCTTACTGGCATGCCAAGCGTGGTCTCAAGTATGGTGAGAAAGATGCTCTACAAGAAGTTAAGTCATGGATAGAACATCAAGCCTACTACCTAACTGAAGCCACAGTTGAGTTAGCCAAAGAAAGAGGTCCTTGTGTAGATAGTGCTAAGACTAGATACGGGCAAGGTACGTTTCCATGGGAACTACGTGCCAATGGCGTAAATCAATTAGCTGACTTTAAACCAGAACTAGATTGGGAAACATTACGACTTGATATGAAACAGTATGGTGTTAGGAATGCCACACTGATGGCTATTGCTCCTGTAGAATCTAGTTCAGTAGTAATCGATTCTACTAATGGCATTGAAATGCCCATGAGCTTGATCACTGTTAAAGAATCTAAAGCAGGATCATTTATACAGGTGGTGCCAGAATATCATAAACTTAAAAACAAATATCAATTGATGTGGGAACAACAGGACTGTGACGGGTATCTTAAAACCGCAGCAGTGTTGGCTGCCTATGTTGATCAAAGTATTTCAACAAACACATTTTACAATCCAGCACACTGGGCAGATCGTAAAGTGCCAACCACATTGATTATTAAAAATCTCATGCAGGCACACATGTGGGGATTGAAGACATTCTACTACAGCTTAATTAATAAAGCAGGTAGTAAGGCAATGGCAGAACCAACTCCTGAAGTACACTACAACGGGTTCCATAATGAGCGTGAAGTTGAAACATCCATTGACGAAGATTGCGAGGCATGTAAACTATGAGCAAAGAACAATACAATTTAAACACAAAGACAGACTATCTTAATCGCAAGATGTTTCTTGACCCAGCCGGTCCTGTTACTATTCAAAGATTTGAAGAAGTAAAATATAAAAAAATTGCAGACTTTGAAGCTACAGCACGTGGCTTCTTTTGGCAACCAGAAGAGATTAGTCTTACTAAAGATTCAAATGACTTTAAAGATGCTAGCGATGCTGTCAAGCATATCTTCACCAGCAACCTATTACGTCAAACGGCATTGGATAGCTTACAAGGCCGAGGCCCAAGTCAAATCTTTACACCGGTGATTAGTTTGCCTGAACTAGAAGCATTGGTGTACAACTGGACGTTCTTTGAAACAAACATTCACAGCAAATCATACAGCCATATTATCCGTAACATCTATAATGTACCAAAAGAAGTGTTTAATACTATTCATGACACTAAAGAAATTGTTGACATGGCCTCCAGTGTAGGTAATTACTACGAAGCACTTCATATAGTCAACTGCCGTAAACAAACGGGTGAAACTATTCCAGAAAAAGAATATATCAAAGCAATTTGGATGGCACTACACGCTAGCTACGCATTAGAAGCGTTCCGCTTTATGGTATCATTTGCCACAAGTTTGGCCATGGTTGAGAATAAAATCTTTATAGGCAATGGAAACATTATCAGTTTGATTCTCCAAGACGAACTATTACACAAAGGATGGACTGCTTATTTGATTAACCAAGTGATTAAAGAAGATCAGCGTTTTGCTGATATTAAAGCAGAATGTGAAACTGAAGTATATGCGTTGTATATGGATGTTATCCGTGAAGAAAAGACCTGGGCCGACTATTTGTTTAACAAAGGACCTGTGATTGGGTTGAACGCTAACATTCTTAAAGAATTCGTAGACTATACAGCAGTCGGTGCGTTGAAAGACATTGGCATCAAATACACCAATCCTGCACCTAAGACAACACCAATTCCTTGGTTCAACAAGCATTCAGACACCAGCAAAAAACAAACCGCTCTACAAGAAAACGAAAGCACCAATTATGTTATTGGTATAATGAGCGAAAATATTGACTATGATGCTCTTCCGGCTATATAATAAACATGTATAAAGCACAATTTAAAAGAAACTCACCTTACGAATCTTGGTCTACACTTGGCAGCTACGGTACAGAGCAGGCAGCTATTTCTGCAGCTTTGGCTAAAAAGAATGCCGGAGCATTGCTAGTGCGGGTCACAGACAAAAAAGGTGGAATCGTTTATTCAGGATAATATAGAATATGAAAGCTGTAGTTTGGAGCAAACCTGCCTGTCCTTATTGCGATCAGGCCAAAGCATTATTAAAGATGAAAGGAATCGAGTACGAAGAAAAAATCATCGGTGATGGTTATCTTAAAGAAGATTTGTTAGAAGCAGTACCCGGAGCGAGATCAGTACCACAGATTGTTCTCGATGGAGAACTAGTAGGTGGATTTCCAGAATTAAAGAAAAGGTTAGAAAATGTTAATTGATAAAGGTGTAACAGTAGGTGAAGTGATTACTTTAAAACTCACTTCAGGAGAAGAGATCGTAGCCAAATTAGTCTCTGAGACAGATAGTTTTTACAAACTATCACGACCAATGGTTATAGGCATGGGAGAAAGAGGTCCAGGTTTGATGCCATACCTATTCACGGTTAATCCTGAAAAAGAAGTTAAACTGTTAAAAACCACAGTCACTGTCGCAGAAGCCACAGACAAGGCATTTGCCGATCAGTTTGTACAAAGTACCACTGGTATTAAATTAGTCTAGGAATAAGATATGCCATACAGAACCGGACTGGGACCACCAATACTTGATGTATGGCGTGCCAATGATGTCTACGCAAATAAAAAGCTCATAGCACTATGGGAAGAAGCAAGTCCTAGCCCAGCTATCGGTTCGCCAGAAGCTGTACAGGTTTCGTTGTCAATCACACAATCTACAGCAGTAGCTAATTCAGCTGCATTAGCCACCAGTACCGATGAAGCTGAAGTAGGACTGAATGGGGTAGGAGAAGTACCACAGGAAGGGCCTTTGCAAAAAGTCACCCCAGAAGCTAATCCGGGTGCATATAGTACAGCTGGAGGATTTCCAGCTAAACTAGATCCTAATGCAGATCCTAATGCTGTGTTTGCTGTGCTGTCAAAAAACATTGACACAGCATTGTCTGATGCTAGAGCAGGTCGCTGGAAAGAAACTGGCAGCAATCAATATATTATCAGCTGTTACAAGGCAGTGGGATTTAATATTAATTCAGATTCAACACCTTGGTGTGCAGGATTTGCTGGATCAGTATTAAAAGTATCTGGAGTACAGAGTCTTAAAACTCTGAGCAGCTTGGCATATAATGGATTCGGTACACGAATACCACTAGGCGACAGAAGCAAATGGAGATTGAATGACATTGTGGTATTCAGTCGTGCTGGTGGAGGACATATTGGATTCTTTAGAGGATACAATCCATCAAACGGTACTGTTCTAATTGCTGGCGGTAATCAATCAGATAACCTAACCGAAGTAGGATTTAAAGCAGGCGGAATGCCAATTATATCAGTGTCTAGAGCATGGAATGTGCCTGCAGAATATGACAGAGCAGTGACCTACTCTGGTAGTGCAGGATCTAGTGTCAAGGTAGTTTAATGAAAAAATTATTTTGGAACTGTCTTGGCTTCCTAAGTTTAGGAATGGCCTACATTGGAATTATCACTCCCGGAATACCTTACAGCATATTCGTAGTATTTGCCGCTTACTGTTTCAGTAAAGGCAGTGAACGTATGCATCGTTGGATCTATAATCACAAACTGTTTGGACCATTCTTAACCAATTGGAATACCAAGCGTGTGTTTCCAACTAAGATGAAATATTTTATGTTAGCCATGATGGGCTCTAGTTTAATTATAATGTTCTTTACTGGAGTTAAACCAATTGGAGTTATCAGTACTGCTGTGTTTATGGCCATTGTTGCCATTTGGGCTTGGCGTTTTCCTGGGAGTATTGAAGAACACCAAAGAAGAATCAATAGTGGAGAAAAGGTAGGATGGCTAAAGTAACATTAGAAGAACTAATTGATATCGCATTTGCGGTAGAAGAGGGTGACCCATTTGACTGGGGGTCATTTAAGCAAGGCAAGACAGAAGCAATGAAAATGATTGGAACAAGC